AATTAAATCATAAACTCTAAGTCCAGTAATTGTTTGAAGGCGAGTTTTTAAACCATCTCTAACATTACTTGGAATCACTTAGCCAAACCGCCATTCTTGCGGAATGGGCGTAGCAGCACCTCAACATCAGCATCGAGGCGAGAATATAATCTAACAGTTCCCATTTCAGGGCTACCTGCAATTCCGAAGGGTGATTGCCTGCGCCCGAATAAGCGTGATGATTGAATTAGTGTGGCCATATTAACTTCAGGCGGAACTGCGGTAAATCCCCAAACGCCTTTTACTCTTACTGCTTGAGGTAATTGATATGGGAAAATATAACTACCTATTGCTAATAATCTATTATATGGAAAACCTTTAATTGGGTCATTGATTGGCTCAACCATAAAATCAGAAGTAGTAAAAACAGTGCCATAAGTAAAATCAAAGTTATCATCAGTAGCAATTTCAGTAACAGTAGTTATATCATCAACATTAATTGTATAAGCATCAAGGGCGGTGTAATAGCGAGTAACTGGAGATTGACTAGTTCCATTAGCGTAAAAGAAGCGCTCAGTGTAATCATCAATCATTCTACTTGCAGCAGTAATCGCCGCTTCTAAAGCAGTATCATCAACTGCATCAGTAATATTTAATGAGGCTTTTAATTCAGCCAATGTGCAGTAGCCGTTAGTTATTGCCACGCTTTATCCTTCTTTCCGCTTTAGGTAAAATCGCTCTTTCAAGTTGCGGCTGGGCAGTAGCCGTTTCTCTAGGTTTACTTCTTTTCTTAAAAATCTTTTTTAATCTTTCCATAATTTATGGTGCCTATCATCTAGCCAATAAGTTTTTTGATGAGGCAAAATTGCGCCTGTATTTACATATATTGGAAAACCAAGAGAGCGAATGCGACGGCTGAAAAGCAAATCCTCACCTATCCATTCACCAT